GACCAGTATGCAAACCTACCAGATGTTTCACCTACAAGAGAACAAAGATATACTGTTACACCAACTCCAGGCACAGCTGATGCTGACGATGATTTTGGATTTAGTGAAACCTCTTCTTTCTTTGAGGACGCTAAAATCTATGATCCAGTAAGCGGAACTGATGTTAGGAAATGACCTCTGCTGACAATATAATAAATGAGGCTCTTGGAATAGTAAATCCTGTAGAAAAAGCGTTTGCTGAAACTGCAGTAACTATTCCAAGAAAAATTTCTCAACCTTCTATAACAGAAGATGATATTGATAATGATTATAAGTATCAAAGAGAAAACCTTTATAATCTAATTGAACGTGGTCAAGATGCAATTGATGGCATTTTAGAACTTGCCAAAGAGGGCGAACATCCACGAGCATATGAAGTTGCACTTAATGGTATTAAACAGGTTGCAGATGTTACAGATAAACTAGTTGAATTACAGGAAAAGATGAAGAGACTCAAAGAAGTTCCTAGTAATGCACCAAAGAATGTCACTAATGCTTTATTTGTCGGTTCTACTGCAGAACTACAAAAAATGTTAAAAGGTAAATCTGATGGCTGAGACTACCTATCTAGGTAATCCAAATCTTAAAAAGGCTAACGTACAACAAGAATGGACTAAAGAAGAACTTTTAGAATATTCAAAGTGTGCGGAAGACCCACTATATTTTATTCAAAATTATGTAAAAATTATTTCTTTGGATGAAGGTTTGGTTCCGTTTAAAATGTACCCCTTTCAAAAAGAAATGGTTGGTACATTTCATAATAATCGTTTTACTATTTGCAAATTACCAAGACAGTCTGGTAAGTCTACTGTTATGGTATCATATCTATTACACTATGCTTTATTTAATCCTAGTGTTAATATTGCTATTCTTGCAAACAAGGCTGCAACTGCAAGAGATTTGTTGAGTAGACTACAACTTGCATATGAACACTTACCACATTGGTTACAACAAGGAGTTATGTCATGGAACAAAGGAAGTTTAGAACTTGAAAATGGATCGAAAATCTTGGCTTCGTCTACTTCTGCTAGTGCTGTTCGTGGGGGTTCATACAATATCATATTTTTGGATGAGTTCGCCTACGTTCCAAGTAATGTTGCAGAACAATTCTTTAGTTCAGTTTATCCTACAATAAGTTCGGGTAAATCTACAAAGGTGATGATTGTTTCTACACCACATGGTATGAATATGTTTTATAAGATTTGGACAGAAGCTGAAGAACAAAGAAATAGCTACATACCTATTGAGGTTCATTGGAGTGAAGTTCCTGGCCGTGATGAAAAATGGAAGAAAGAGACAATATCAAACACAAGTGAACAACAGTTCAACACAGAGTTTGAATGTGAGTTTCTTGGTTCTATTGATACACTTATATCACCATCCACATTAAGAAGGCTGACATATAGGAAATCATTACAGTCAAATGCTGGACTTGATGTTTATGAACAGCCAAAGGAGGGTAATACATACCTTTTAACCGCTGACGTGGCTAGAGGCACGTCTAATGACTACTCAGCGTACATTGTGTTCGATGTTACCCAAGTACCATATCGAATGGTTGCAAAGTATAGAGACAACGAAGTTAAACCACTTATCTTTCCACAAAAAATATACCAAGTTGCACGAGCCTACAACCAAGCATTTGTTCTTATAGAAGTAAATGATATTGGAGAGCAAGTAGCTAACGCTATGCAGTTTGACATGGAATATGACAATATGATTATGGCATCAATGCGTGGGAGGGCAGGACAAGTACTAGGGGGCGGGTTCTCTGGCGGCAGAGCTCAGTTAGGTGTACGAACAACTAAAGCTGTTAAAAAGATTGGTTGTTCTAATTTAAAACAGATGATAGAAGATAATAAACTTATTGTCGAAGACTTTGATACAATTAATGAATTGTCAACCTTTATTGTTAAAGGGTCTTCATTTGAAGCTGATGCTGGATGTAATGATGATTTGGTTGCTTGTTTGTTTATTTTTGGTTGGTGTACAGATCAAACATATTTTAAAGAACTTACAAACAATGATATACGAGAACAGATGTATCGGGAAAATCAAGATCAACTAGAGCAAGACATGGCACCATTTGGATTTATGATTAATGGTTTGGAGGATGAAAATATTGGTGAAGCTATTGATGAATATGGTACAAGGTGGAGTCCTATTGTCAGACATGATGGTTATACTAATTTCTAATGCGTAGGGGTAATAGAAAAAGAATAGATTGGTGCGATATAGAAACTCCGTGTATACAGGTGTGTAAAATTATAAATAAAGTTTGTACCGGATGTTTTAGAACAGATAGACAAATTAGTGATTGGGTAATATACACAGATGAAGAAAGAACAAAAATAATTAAAGAAATTCAATTAGATCGTTGTCGAGTTTTATCCAACAGTTAGAACACACCACTTTGCTTTCATTCATTAATTTGTGAACTTCTTTTCTACTATCATCGTTTACACCAACGCGTTTTGCTTGTTTACGAATTTCAATATCATGGGGATATAATTTAAGACATACGGTTTCACTTTCACCACAATGTTGACAATACTCTTCCCCCAAGTAGTTATTCATCCAAGCAACCCTTTTACGGTAGTTCCTACGAGCTACTTTTTTAATAGTAGATTTGTATTTTTCATAATGTTTATTTGTCATACTATTATTTATAAGTTTCGAGTCATATAAAAGTGGGTTTTTAGAAACTTCATTTTTATAAATAAATGAGATAACAAGATAATCTAATCAAGATTTTAGAAGGAGTAACAAAATCATGGCTTTTCTAGTCTCTCCTGGCGTTCAAGTTAATGAAATTGATTTAACGAATGTCGTACCCGCAGTTGCCACCTCAATAGGTGCAATTGCTGGGGCCTTTGAAAAGGGCCCCGTATCTTCTGTTGTGAATATTACATCAGAAGAAGAGTTAGTAAAAATATTTGGTAAACCACAAAGTTCAGGCAATCAGTTTGAAACTTTCTTTAGTGGCGCCAACTTCCTACAATATTCAAATTCACTTAAAGTTGTTCGAGCAGAATCTGGTCTATTAAACGCCGGTGCAAACTCTGGTATCCTTATTCGTGATAATGACCATTACCAAGCAAGTTTTGAAGCTGGTGAAGGTTCTCATGGTGAATGGGCTGCAAGAACAGCTGGAACACACGGTAATTCAATCGGTGTTGAAATCTGTGCTACTGCTACATCATACGAACAAAATTTGGGTACAGATAATCAAGTTGCTGCCCTTGCAGCTGCAGCTGCAACAGTAGTTGCTGTTGATGATGCTGATGCAGCTGGTTTTGCTTTCAATGTTGGTGATCTAATTTCATTCTTTTCAGAGGCTGGAGCCACTACACCAGTTGATGAATTTAATGAATACGAAGTTGTATCCATTTCTACTAATAACTTAACAATAAGATTAAAAGATGACGTAAATGGTGCTGGTTTACAAAACGCCATACCAGATAACTCTTTCATCAAAAGACGTTGGAAGTTCTATGACCTATTTGATGGCGCACCAGGCACATCACAATGGGGAACAGACAATGCCCGTGGTGCTGGTGATGAACTTCACGTTGTAGTTTATGATACAACTGGTGACATTACTGGTAAAGTTGCAACAGCTGCTGGTGGAAGAACTTCTGCAGTTATTGAAATATTTGGAAGTATGTCAAAGAACCCTAATGCAAAAACTGCACAAGGCGGAAGTAATTATTATTCAGACGTAATCTTTACACAATCAACATTTATCTATTGGACAGATCACATCTCTGCTGGATCAAATTGGGGAACAGATATTACTGCTGCTTACACCTCAGTTGTTCCAATTACAATTGATGCATTATCAGGTGGAACAGACGATTATGCTCTAACTGCTGGTGAATATGAACTTGCATACGATAAGTTTGCTGACACAGAATCACTTGACATTAACCTAGTATTAGGTGGTCGTGGTGGCGGAGCTGGTGACACTGCAACAACTATGGATACTCATGGGACAATGATTACTGCTCTCGTAGAAACTCGTAGAGATTGTGTAGGATTTCTTTCCCCATATCGTGCAGCCACAGTTGGTGTAGCACTTTCATCTACAGCAACACAAAATGTAAAACTTGGATTTGATGGGCTACCATCATCATCTTATATGGTATTTGATAGTTCATACAAGTATATGTTTGACAAATACAATGATGTATATAGATTTGTACCACTAAATGGTGATACTGCTGGTCTTTGTGCATTCACAGATAACGTAAGAGATGCATGGTTTTCTCCTGCTGGATACAATAGAGGTAGAGTAAGAGGTGCAATCAAACTCTCACTCAATCCAACAAATGCAGAGAGAGATATTCTCTATCGTGCAAGAGTTAATCCAGTTGTAAACTTTCCCGGCCAAGGTGTAACACTCTTTGGTGACAAGACTGCTCTTACTAGACCAAGTGCGTTTGATAGAATTAACGTCAGACGATTATTCTTGGTTCTTGAAAAAGCTATTGCAACTGCTGCTAAGTTTCAACTCTTTGAATTTAACGATGAGTTTACACGTGCACAGTTCAGAAATCTTGTAGAACCTTTCTTGAGAGATGTTCAAGGTAGAAGGGGTATTTCAGACTTTAGTGTTGTCGCTAATGGCACAAACAATACAGGTGAAGTTATTGATCGAAATGAGTTTGTAGCTGACATCTTTGTTAAACCTGCTAGATCAATTAATTTCATTACACTAAACTTTGTTGCCACACGAACTGGTGTCGCGTTTAGTGAGATAGGAGGTTAATCATGGCTAATATAGATGACTTTAAAGCAAACTTAATCGGTGGTGGAGCGAGAGCTAACCAATACAGAGTAACGATCACTCCACCTTCTGGAATTGCAATAGGACTTGATGTAAGTAGAACTTCTTTTCTATGTACAGCTGCAAACTTGCCTGGCGCAACACTTGGAACTTTTGATGTTCCATTTAGAGGTAGGATAATTACCATCGCTGGTGACCGTCCTGCATTCCCAGATTGGACAACAACTTTCTATAATGATACAGACTTTATGATCAGAAACGCAATGGAAAGATGGAATAATGGTATTAATGATTTTGCAAATAATACTGGTGTAACTTCTCCATCTGACTATCAGACTGATTTGACTGTAGAACAATTAGATCGTGATGACACAGTTTTGAAAACATATATTCTAAGAAACTGTTTCCCACTATCTATTGGTGAAATTGGATTGACTAGTGAGGAGCAAACATCAATTGAAGAGTTCGAAGTAGTTTGGAAGTATCAGCATTTTGAAGCTTCTGGCGTAAACTTCTAATTTTAACCTACTAAATAGAAGACAATAGTAGGAGATATTATGGCGGAATTATTTGGTTTCAAGTTTGAAAGAGTTAAAGACAGTAGTTCTCAGGAGCAATTTACTGAACCTAGTTCAGATGATGGTGCTGTTGAGGTTTCTGGTGGAGGCTTTTACGCTCAATCTTTGGATACAGATGGTAGGCAACGAAGTGAGACTGACTTAATTCGTCGCTATCGTGATATTGCACAACAACCAGAGTGTGACAGTGCAATTGAAGATATTATTAATGAAGGCATTGTTGCCAATGAAAAAGATCAGGCTGTAGCTATTGAACTAGATAGATTAGGCTATCCTAAAAAAATCAAAGACCGTATCAGAGAAGAATTTGATACGGTCTTAGAACTTCTTGATTTTGATACCAAAGGACACGACATATTCAGACGTTGGTATGTTGATGGTAGACTTTATTACCATAAGGTTATTGATGTAAAAAATCCTAAAAGGGGCATTCAAGAACTTAGGTATATCGAGCCAGTTAAAATTCGTAAAGTAAAAGAAGTCAGTAAAGCACCAAAGACTAATTCTAGTGTGGAAATGATTAAAAGTGTACAAGAGTATTATATGTACAGTCCCAAAGGATTACATTCTGGCACGTCTGAGGGAATCAAGATTTCTCCAGACAGTATCACTTATGTTCCAAGTGGACTTGTAGACCAAAATAAAGGTCATGTTCTTTCTCATCTACACAAAGCAATTAAACCAGTAAATCAATTAAGAATGATTGAGGATGCACTTGTTATCTATCGTATATCAAGAGCTCCAGAAAGACGTATCTTCTATATTGATGTTGGTAACTTACCTAAAGTTAAAGCAGAACAATATCTAAAAGATGTTATGAATCGTTATCGTAACAAATTGGTATATGATGCATCTACTGGTGAAATCAGAGATGACAGAAATCATATGTCTATGTTAGAAGATTTTTGGTTACCTCGCCGTGAAGGTGGTAGAGGTACAGAGATTACTACTTTGCCAGGCGGTTCTAATCTTGGTGAGATTGATGACATCACATATTTCAAACAAAAATTGTTTAGGTCATTAAATGTTCCTATGTCTCGTATGGAAGCTGAGGCAGGTTTTAGTCTTGGTCGTTCTACAGAAATTACAAGAGATGAATTAAAATTCACAAAGTTTGTTCAGAGACTTCGTAAAAAGTTTACTCCTCTATTTACTGATATTTTAAAATCACAACTTATTCTTAAAGGTGTGGTTACTTTAGAAGATTGGCAAAAAATACATCAGCATATTCAGTATAACTTCCTACAGGATGGTCACTTTGCTGAACTAAAAAGAGCTGAATTACTTGAGGATAGAATAAATGCATTAGGAAGTATTGAGTCGTATATTGGTACATTCTTCAGTAAAGAGTGGGTACAGAAAAACGTACTAAATCTTACTGATCACGAAATCGAGAATATGCAGGATCAAATAAATAAAGAAGCTGGACTTGATCCAGAAGATGGTGGAGTTGATATTCCACAAAACACTGACGGTATTACACGTTACCCATCAATGGATGGTGAACCAATACCTGCAGATGACGTATCAAAATATGATGGTGAAACCCCATCAAAAGATAATGGAGAAAAGAAATGAGTGCAGAAAATTTTGTAGACTCGTTAAGCACTGGCGATAACTTAGGTGCAGAAACAGCCTTTAAGGAAGTAATGACTAGTAGAGTTGCTGATGCTTTAGAGGGAAAAAGAAAAGAAGTGGCAGGTACTTTTGTAAAAAACCACATACCAGAAGTAGAGGGTAATGAAGAAGTTTAATCAGATTAGCATTCCTGAGAAGGATGAGCATAAAAATTCAAAAGAATATAAAAAACTTTCTCCAAAAATGAAGGAGGCAGTAGATGATGTCTTTGCTAGAATGGATGCTAAACCTTCAGATTTCCTAAATACTTTTGAAAAAACAATAAAAGAGATATCTAAAAAATATAAGGTGCCAGAAAAGCAACTTATGGGATACTTTGAAAAAGAAATGTTAGCATTTTAAGGAGTTAAATTATGGCTTTTACAACAAGAACCTTGAGGGACACAAAAGTTGGAACTACTGGTAATGGTGGTACTGTTACTATATTAGTAAATATTGCTAATGACACAACTGCAACCAATGCTATTTTGGATGCATCTGCACTAGACGGACACGCCAATGGTGCAAAATTGCACATTAGAAGAATTTGGTGGGGATTAGTTCAAGGTACTGCTGATGATGATACTGGCCATGTTAAAATTATTGAACAAGGCGATTCAGATATAACATTAATTGATCTTGCTGGAAGTGGTTACTATGATGGTTCTGCTGGATTGAT